AGCCGACTCTTTGAACGCTTTGGCGGTCGGAGCGCCGGGTGCGCCGGGCTTGCGCATCTTTTCGCCGCTACCGGCGGCAATACGCTCACGCTTGGCGTGGATATTTGCGTACAAGCCGGGTTTGGTGGCCATGATTACCTCTTGTCGGTGACAGGTTGCGACCTTTGCAGCCGGTTTGCCATGTCCATCAGTATAGTGAACTCACTTGCCAACGTAGGGTTCAAGTGCAGTGGCGGGCGGTAGGCGTCTCTAGGCTCTACCGTGGCCCCCATAGCCCAAGCAGGTAGCTCGACGTTGGTAGACCGGTATTCACGCTCTTTTTTAACCCACGCCGGGTCTAGTTTTTCCGCCAGTGTCTGGCGAGGGAACGCTTTGTCACGGCCAAACCTGTCGTACGACAGTTTTTCAAACGCCTGCATGTACTGCTGCTCTGCGGGCGTCAACTTGCCACGTTTGTTCAGCAACTCGTAGTATTGCGAAGTGAGTTGATCATCAGCGGCGTGCGTCAACTCATGTACGACAGTGTTTGGCTCGGCTCTGTAACTAACTTTAATCGCGCCTGTTTTTGGCAATTCGTTAGAAAAAATTGAGTTTTGTTCAAAAACGCCGGTCGCGCCTCTCGTGCCGCCCATAGAAATTGGCGGCATCATGCGCCGCGACGACAGGTAGTCCACCAGCTCACCGTACTGTGGGTACTCTGCCGACTCGCGCAAAAGCGATTGCAACGGGTCCGACTGACGGACCATTGCGTTTTTTGGCTTTGGGGCGAGGGCGTTTGTAGCCATCAGGCGCTCATCCAACCGGCAGAAACCACTTGTTTGTCGCGGATTGTAAGCGTTCGGGGCCGCTCCACGCGCTCGCGGTGGGCCACAGGAAACGCAAAAGTGACCGCCAGCGCGTCTGCGGCGTCTGGAGAGGCCAATCCGCGGGCTTTCATGTCCTTTTTCGACTCCAAGAAGATGGTGCCGCTGCTGTCAGGCTTCGTCTTCGGGCCTGTGAGGTCGGATTTGAGCGCCCGGTCGTCGGGAACGGACGCGGTGCGCAGCCAATCGCGCATCGCGCCCCACATCTCGGCCCGTTTGTTGCCCCACATGACCTGGTTCTTGGCCTTCCAGCCAAAATTCACGCCGCGCACCTTATACCGCTGTTCGTTGAGCCGGTCAAGGATGCCGTACCCCAGCCCACCCTCGTCCATGACGACCAGCGTCGGCTTGTACTCCTCTATCGCCTCGATGACGTGCCCCACCACCGTCATAGTGTCGTCGCCGTGGTAGCGCCTGATGGCCACCAGGTCGCGCCCCTGCCGCACCGCGATGACGGTCGAGTCCGCGCCGCCTCGCGCCGGGTCGATGCCGACGACGATAGGCGCCTGCGGGTCTTTGTGCTTGGGCCGTCTGGCCGCCTCGTCCACCAGCCGCGGTGAGATGAACTGGTCGTCGCCAGACGCCGGGAACTCGCCGTAGACCTCGATCCGCGCCTGCGGGCTGTCCTCGCCGTACTCCGCGATGATCTGCTCGTACACCTGCTTGTCGGTGTCCTCCACGTCGCGGGCGTCGATGTTCGCCGTCTTCCAGAAGTCCCGCTTGGCGTTGAAGCACTCGTAAAAGTACCCCTGATTGCGCCGCGGGTTGCTGAACGCCATCCAGAACCGATGCGGCGTGTTCTCCGTGAAGAAGCCCTGCGCCACGTCCCAGATCGCGTCCGGTATGCCGCTGGCTTCGTCGAAGATCAGCATCACGCCGTCAGCGTTGTGCAAGCCCGCGTAACTGTCCGGGTTCTCCTCCGACCACAGCCGCCCCTCGACCGACCAGTACCGCGTGCCTTTGCGCAGGTCGCGCTCCACGATCTCAGCCAGCCACTTGGCCGGGCTGACCCGCGTCGCGCTGATCTCAAACCAGTGGCTGTTGATCAGCATGGCCAGCCACTTCGTGATCTCGGCCCAGGTGATGCTGCGTAGCTGCGCTTCGCTGTTCGCGCTGACGATTACGCTCGCCCCGATGCGCGTGGTGACCATCCACAGCACCAGCCAGGACACCAGCGCCGACTTCCCGATCCCGCGCCCTGACGCCACCGCCGAGCGGAACACATCAAAGTCCACCTTCCCGCCGTTAGCCCTGACGTGGTCCTTCAGCGTGCGCAGCACGCGCCGCTGCCAGGCCCGCGGCCCGCGGTAGTTGGCCAGCGGCGTGCCGGCCTCGCCCCACGGGAACGCCAGCAGCACAAACGCCTCCGGGTCGTCCTTGATTTGCGGCGACCACAGCCGCGCCATCAAGGTCTGTTCTTCTTCAGCGGTGTACCGTGGCTGCTGCATCCGTCAGTTCCATCACGTTGGGGTGTTGCCGCGTGACCTTGGCCTGCGGCACTTCTTCGACCATCTGGCTGGCGCTGACGCGGGCGTTGGCCTGCTCCAGCGCCAAGGTGATGCTGATCGCCTGCGCGGTGTCTACCTGAATCTGCTGCTTGGCCACCCAATCGTGACGGTGCTTCAACACCTCAAGCGCGGCCTTCACGTCGCCGCCGCGCCCTGCTTCATATAGCGTGTTGGCCATTTCCGCCTCGGCGTCGGCGTACCCCTTCAGGATCGCCATGTCCGCAATCGGGTCCATCTGGCGCAGCCGATTGAGTTCAATAGGCAACAGGTTGGCTCTGGTCGCCAACGTCTCACCTTTCATCCCCAGACGCGCTGCTGCGTACAAACGCTCCAGCACAGCTTCGGTGGCCTTTATCTCGCGCGGCACCAGCGGTAGTGATTTGAACGTCATGCGCGGATGCTACCGCAATTTGTGTGACGGGTGGCGGTGGGCGTTTTGCAAAAAATTTTGCAAATAAAAAATTGTTTGTGGCCCCTTCGTTTTTGATCACTCAGCCCGCCGGCCCTCCCCTCCCCCCGTCTGGCCGCGAGCCGCCACCGGGTGGTGCTGGGCACCGCCCCCGCAGTCGGGGCGCCGTGCGCCCAGGCGCCGGGTGGTGCTGGGCATACCCGGCAGGGTAGCGGTGCGGGGTCATGCGGCGGGTATGCCCGGTGCTGCCCGGGCATGGGGCAGGGGGGGTAGGCCGGGTAGTTCGGGTAGTCCGGGCACTACCCCCGGAATCGATGCGCCATAGAAAACGCACGTACACGCGCCAGCGTACCGGCCACGCATAAAAGCCCGAACCGACTTCGATTTTCTTATCAAAACACTACCCAGCAATACCCCCACAGAGGAAGATCTTGCATCCCCTCACTACCCGGCCCGGGCGCCCCGCACCGCCCCGCGCCCCTACTGGCGCCGCCACCAAGTGAAAGACCCCACATCACGCTCGGGATTGTCTGTAGTGTCTCCAATTGTGAGACACTACCGCGCCTAACTTCGGAGAACCCAGCATGAAGACCCGCCCCATCGACTACGTTCTCGCCATCGCCATCGGCGCGGCGCTTGCGTTTCTTATCGCCTACAGCATCTAAGGGGACCATCATGCCGAACACTAACTCACTCATCGTTTACGAAGGCCCCAGCACCATCGATGGCGCGCCTATCGTCGTGATCCTCACGGGTCTGGATCAATCCAGCGCCAACGGGAAGACCGGTAACTTAGTCCAGTCTTTCATCATCCGCGCGGACGTTGAGCCCCATGATGCGCTGAAAACCGGCGATGACGCTAGCGTCTGCGGTATGTGCCCGCACCGTCCCCTTATCGTGCGCATGCTGGCCAAGGCCGGCATCACGTCATCACCATGCTATGTGCGCGTTGGGGAATCCGTCCTATCAGTATTCCGCGCATACCGTCGCGGATCCTATGCGCGCGCATCATCGATCGCACAAGTAGCCGCAGCGCTGCGCGGGCGCCGTTTGCGTCTCGGCACCTATGGGGATCCCGCGGCCGCGCCTGTAGGTTTGTGGCAGCTACTGGTGTCCCTTGCATCGGGCCACGTCGGTTACACCCACCAGTGGCAAGCGCACGGGTTCGACGCGCGCGCATGGTCCCCCCTTGTTATGGCATCGGCCGATAGCGCTGCCGAGGCTGCGCAAGCTACCGCCATGGGGCTGCGCTACTTCCGCGTGAGCATCGGGGTCGACCGTCAACCCCTCGAGGTGACATGCCCCGCCAGCGCTGAGGGCGGACGCAAAGCGCAATGCTCCGATTGCATGCTCTGCGGAGGCACCAGCAAGGCCGCGCGCAGCATCGTCATTGCCGACCACGCATCGGGGCATGAGAGCCGGGCGCGCGTGATTCCCCTTCACCTTGCCGCTTGAATGGACACGTTATGGATCAGGATAGCCCTATCTGGCGCGCACCATGCGCAAATCACCCGGAATTGTCCGTCACGGTATCGCGCACCGTCATCGGCACCTATCGGACATTGTTCCGTGACGATGATGCCGATGCGGTAATCGAAACCCGTATCTTCAATTCGGCCGATCGCGCGAACGACTATGCGCGCATGTTGATTGATCAGGATTAATCGGAGAACCTATCATGCCCTTCCCTGCTCGTTTCCCCGGCCGGTGCGCGCGCACCGGCGCCGCTATCCGCCCTGGTGACACTATCGCATCCGCCGGCCGCGGCCGGTATACCCTAATTGGCCGGGCGCCCCGGCCGGCGCCGGAACCCGTCGACCCGGTCGACGCCGATATCGCGCTGACGGAGTCTATCGACCCCGGTACCGCGGCCGATGACCCCGATGCGGCCGCATCGGCCGGCCGCTATCTCCGTCAATCGATCGCGCGCGGAGTGTCCGATATCTGGCGCACGTCAACCGGGCGAGAGTACTACCGCAACCGCCGGGGGCTCTGCGAGGATGCCCCGTGCTGCGGCTGTTGCAATGCATAGGGGGTTGACCATGCAAACCGTAACCCTTCGAACGGGCGCGCGCGTGCTTGCGCGCATGGTAGCCGGTCATTTGTACGCCTACCATTACATGAGCCGCGCGCAAGCCGAAAAGCGCGCCGCGACGATACCGGGCGCCGTGGTGATTCGCCCGACCCGCAGCTACTTTGTGGCGGTGCCAGCATGAGCGCCAGCAACCCCATGCACCCCGCCACCCCGCGCCCCGCCCCGTGGCCATTCCCGGCCAGGCTACCGGGCGCGGATCTGCCCCCCGACCCCCGGCGCCAGCCCGCGCCCCGTCAACCCCTGCCGGCCACCCCGGCGCCCTTTTGAATCAGGAGAACCAACATGAACAAACGCGAACGCGAGCGGCTTACCGCTCAGGAAAATACCCTTGTCTCTCTCGGCTTTACCGCCAGCGAAGCCGACACCCTGCGGCGCATCAGCCGCGCCCTGCGCCGCTGGCATGAATTGGAGTGTGGGACCGATGCGGGATGCATCGAACGCGACGATGCGACGGGCAGACCCCGATTCATCAGCTACACCGGGCGGCGCTGGCCGGTGGCCGACCGTGAACGCGGCGCCCTGCGGCGCCTCGGGCGCATCGTCGGGCTGCGCAATACGCGCGTATGGGCCGCATCGGACGCGCACGCCGTGCACGTCCACGCCGTGCACCCTTACGTTCAAACGGACCCGCGCGGCGCGGCGCTTTACATCCTGCGCCCTGGTGACGTGCCGCAGGGGATCAAGCCGGAATCCTGTTACACCCGCGGCATTTGCGTCTACTAATCGGAGACTGACACCATGACAACCCTGAACATCACCCGCCCCGACGGTACCCGCTCGGCCTACACCAACATCTCCCCCGCGGCCTGGGCTGCGGTGCAGGCCGTCAAGCCGCACCGCACTAGGTGGGCACGCAGTGAAAAGCGCTTGTTTCCAAAACAGGCCATGAGCACTGCCGATTATGTGCGCCAGTACTTCGCGCTGAACACTGGCCGACGGGGCAAGATCACCGCATATGCGGATCATCTAAACCACCTGGCGCTGTTTCAGCCGCTGAATGAAAAGCCGTGGCACTGGGCGCCCGACACGGTGGAAATTGAAATGTTGGAGGGTTGACCGTGAACGACGACGACGACGACACCTACACCGACGATAGCCCGCCCGACACCCCGGACCCGTATGACCCCGGGCCGGACCCGTATGACCCCGGGCCGGACCCGTATGACCCCGGGCCGGACCCGGCCCTCGGCGTGCCGCATCCGGACCCCCGCGTGCGGGACCGCGCAGCCGACGCTGCGTTGGATCAATGGCTCAACCGGCGCGGCCTATGATCATTGCAGCCCTTGTCGCCCTCGCCGTTCTCGCGCTCGCGGTCCTGCTGGATCTGTAACCCTTCCCTGAGTGCCCGCCTCCCGGCGGGTTTTGCGCCCCGACAGCTAACGCTGCCGGGGCGCCTTTTCATTTGACTAGCGATAGGCCACCGGCGGCGCCTGCCGCCAGCGCGTCGCGGGCCTCGGCCTTACTGCCGGTCCAGCCAGGCGCCGCGAAGATATGCGCCTTGGTCTTGTAGGTTTTGCTATGGCATAGCCCGAGATCCACCCAGCGAGCCTCCTGTAGCGCGTGAATCACCGCGGCGGGTATCACGCGGGTACCGGCGGGGGCGCGGGCCTGCACCAGATCGCAGAGCTTGCCCCACGGGGCGCCGACGACGGGCCGCGCGAACTCCCCGACCCGGTTGGACACTTCGGACAACAGCCAATCTTCCACAATCGACCGGGACGCCCCCGCCATCAGGGTTTTGGCCTCGGTTAGGGGCGGGGGCGCCCCAGGCGCGAACGCGGTCACATCACGCGCGTGCAGGTAAGCCGCGCACTGTTCAAACCCGCCGCCTTGCAGCCAGCCCCAAAACGCGCGGCCCTCGGCCTCGGTCATAGGTGCCGCGTCGGTCCACAGCACAAACCAGCGGCGATCATCGTAGCTCAAGCTGATGGCCCCACGCTCATTCGAGAACGCGACGACAGAACACCGGTTCGGCGCCTCATACGGGTGCAGGCCCTTGCGCTCGATTACCAAGTGCTCAGGGGGCGCGGCGATGATGGATTTGAGGCGGTTTTCCAGCCCCCGCCGGTCGGACGCATCGGCCTGCCGCAGTTCGTTGATCACGACAACTTCAGCCTCCAGGTGATACCCCCACTGGGTTTGCAGCCTATCGTTTTCCAGCAGCGCGACGTTGGACCGGGATTCCCCGCCGACCGCCCAAAAGAACGGCGCCCAGGCCGAATCCTTCCCCGCGCCTTGCACGCCAGCGTGCAGGATCGCGTGATTGATCTTGACACGCGGGTGCTGGACTTTCCAGGCCATCACGTTCAGGACGTGCTCACGCTCAAGCCGGTTCGGTATGACCCGCTCCAAGTGCGCCAGCCACGGCAGCGGGACGACACTGGACGCGGGCGCTGCGGGCCGCGCGTCGCGCCAGCGGTTGACGAAGACCGAGCCGCTGCGCGACACCAGCATATCGTCGCCGGCGGCGTAGGTCATGCCGGCCACCGACCGGGCGCCGCAGGCGATGCGGTTCTCATCAAAATAGTATGACGCGGGGATCTGGCGGCGCTTGCCGGCCTGCGTCAGGTGGACGCTGAAGCACGGGACATGCCGATAGACCGCATCGAACACCCGGCGCGACAGTTCCCGCCGCTCGATCAGATCGAAGAAGCTATCGTCGGCCTCGACGTAGGCGTAGCGCGTGAACCACTCCTTCTGCGCCAGGCGCCCCGCCTCCTTCCGTTCGACCTCGGCCACCACGGCGGCGGCCTCGGCGGCCAGCGCGGGCGTCGGCACCAGGTGCGCCAGCGCCCCGCCCAGCGCAGCCGATAGCAGCTCCTCGCGCAGGCCGGGCCTGCGGCTGGGGCCGCCCTGCGAAGCCACCCAATCGAGGAACCGCTGGCTGTCCAGATCGAGGCAGTGCGAGTGCAGGCAGCAGAAGGCCCGCCCGCTGGGCAGGTAGCGGCCCTCGGGCGAGCCATCGGTATGCTGGTCGGCCTGCGGGCAATGCACGCCCATCCAGCCCTCGCTGTTGGGCCGGCTGTAGACCATCCCTTGGTCGGACAACCAGGCGGCCACGTCATCGCCGCCATCGTCGGCCAGGCGCAGCGGGCGTGGGCCCCCGCCATCGGTCGGCCCCGGGGTCACGCCCAGCGCGGCGCAGACCTCGGCCAGCGTGAACTCGCGGTCGGGGTGGAACTCCACCAGCCGCGAGGCGAACCCGTTGCGGCCAGGCTTCAGGTTGATCGACCCGGGCAGGCGGAAGTTTCTGACCGGGTTACAGGCGCCCGGGTCGGTGTAGCCCGCCGCGGCGATGGCCGTGATCGCCGCGGCGAAGTCGGCCTTCGGCGGCTGCTCGCTGAAGGCATAGCCCCACTGGTAATTGCCCTCGCTCGTCTCCATCACCCAGGTCGGCGGCAGCGGCGGCTGCTGGGACTTGGTGCCGATGTCGTCCAGCACCATCACCAGGACGTACTCGCAGGCGGCGGCGCTGGCGGACGGCTTGCCATCCATGAACCGCTCGCTGATGAAGGACGCGGTGTTGCCGTACCAGGCTTCCCCCTTGCGCGGGCTGCGTGACGGCAGAAACGACGGCCACGTCGCTTTTATCGCCCCGTCCGCGTGGACTTGGATCTGGCCCTTGTCGTCCAGGCGCGGCACCTGCCGCACGATCAGAGCCGTCTCGCCATCCTCGGCGGGCGCCAGGCTTGCGAACCACTGAACAAATTTGGTATAGTGTGCGTCGATCAAGTTGGTTTCTCCTCAAGTTGCTTGCGCCCGGTGGCCCCCCCACCGGGCGTTTTTGTTTACGAATACCGCGTGGCTGGGCTGCACTCATCCACCTTCAGCGGTAGGTCAGGGGCCCACGCTGGCGCCTCGCACATGATCTCGCGCATCCGCGCGGCCTTCGCGTCGAACTCACCCTCGGCGCACTCGACCAGAATTTCGTCGTGCGTGTGCGCGATCACGTCGAACCCCTCTTGATCGAGCCGACGCAGAGACAGACGCAAGATGTCATGCGCAGTTGCTTGGGTGATGTTTTCCGCTGCCGTCCCGACCCAGAGGCGCGCTCGGGGCCACTCCTTGGCGTCGGCTGCCGGCTTCCACGAAGCCTTGGCGTAGGATACGCCTTCCTCGTCGATTCTGGCAAACGGATAGCACAGCACTCGACCACTCGGCAGGGCGTACCACAGATGCTGGCCGTCGAAGAGGTAGGTGCAGCGCGCCGCGTGGAACTCGTGGCCGGGATGCCGCAGCGCGCTCATGTACGCGCTCTCCAGCCGCTGCCACATGCGAGGCGCCCAAGGGTTTGAGCGGCGCCACAGATCGACCATCCGCCGCGCATCCGCCTCCGTGATCACGATGCCGTAGATGCGGGCCATCGCCGAGAACGCGCCGACGCCGCCGGCAAACCCGCACGCGAGAACGGCCACCTTGGCTTGCTGACGCTGATCGGGCGTCACGTCCTGCACGTTGAACATCTTGCGCGCGACGGCGACGTACAAGTCCTCGCCGCGCCGGAAGATGTCGAGCGTCGCATCACCCTCGCCACTCAACCACGGCAGCACCCGCGCCTCGATGGCCGACCAGTCGTAATTGATGAAGACACGGCCAGGCGCGGCCATGAGCGACGGGCGTAGCATACTTTTCAGTACGCTATTCGTGGACGGGCCAAACGCCGGGACAATAGAGTGCCCTCGGACAATCGCCGTGCGCACAGTATCGGCGTTTTTGGCCGACTTGCGGACCATGTTGTGCAACTGGAGCCCGTAGCTGGCGGCCCTGCCTGTCGCCGCACCGCCTGCGAACACGAACGCGCCCCTGACGCGGTGGTCGTCCTCGTCGGCTAACTGCACCATCCGCTTGAACTTCGCCACTGACGACGCCCAAAGCGCGTCCGCCGCCTCGATCACCTCCTGCACGTCCGCCGGCACCTCTTCCGGATCGTCGAACGCCAGCAGCGACGCCCGCACTGATTTGTCAATCGAGTCCTTGCTCTCGCCGTCCTTATGGACGACGCACAGCTTGCGCGCCTGCGGCCCGAGGCGCTCCAGCACCCAGGCGCGCATCCGGGGCGAGCGCACGCTCGGCACGGCGCCGGCCGTCACCTCGACAACGCGGTGCTGAATCTCCTGCGACTCCACGTCGGCGTACCGCTGCGCCGCCTCGGCCAGCGGCACGTCCACCAGCACGCCGCGGTCGTTGATCCGTTCGTTGCAGTGGTAGTCGGCCAGCTCATCATTGGTCAGCGGGCGCATGGCCTTGCTGATGGCCCGCATCGCCCGCACGTCCTGAGCGCAGTAGTCGAACAGGTCGGCCAGATCCTGCTCGGTGTGCTTGAACGGTGGGCAGCAGCACTTGCGCACCAGCGCCGCGCCCTTGTGATCTTTGCGCATGTCAGCGCCAGCGAAGCGACCTACGTCCTCCAGCCCGCCCGGGGCGCAGTTGGCGCGGGCCTGGGTGGCGGTGCAGTAGAACTGCTCCAGCCGCGGCGTGACGATGTTGAAGTCCGGCCCCAGCACATACGTCCAGATCAGGCGCTCGAAAGCGGCGTTGTGGGCGTAGATCATTGCGCCGTGCTGCACCGCGTCGTACACCTGATGCGGGAACGGCTGATCCGGCGTCCAGACGCTCACCTCACCATCGTTGATGGCCCAGGCCATGCACAGCACGCGGGTGGATGGGTCGCGGGCGTAGTTGTAGGCGCCGCGAGTGGGCAGGTCGCACTCGCTGGCGGACTCGAAGTCGATATAGATAGGCATAAAAAAGGCGGGGCCGAAGCCCCGCCCCCTGCTTACGCAGCCACCCGACGACGGCGCTTCGGCTCTTCAGCCGGCGCCTCGGGCTCCTCGGCCTCGGCAGCCGGGCCATCCATGCTCATCCACTCCTTCACCTCGAAGACCGGGGTGTAAATGCGGCCATACGACTTGTGCTGGTAGTGGTCGCGTTCCAGCGTGACGACCGGCACGGGCTTGGTCTGGTCTTTATCGACCTGACCCGCAACGGCAAGAGCAAGCTCCTGCACCGCACGCTTTCCGCCAACACTGGTGGCGGAGAACCGTGCTTCCATGCCGGCGTCCTCGCCGGAGATGCACTTCAGCGAAAACCCGACCTGCGGCTCCCAGCCCTTGGACGCGCCTGGCGGCGCGGCCTCGACCTCGGGCAGCGGGTCGGTCATGGCCGCCATCTTCTCGCCCAACACTTGGCCGTCGCCCCACGCGATGAAGCCGTGGGTGAAGCTGAACGGATTGACCGCCCACTTCGCCCCCGCTTCCACCTCGTCCTGGTCGGCACCAAACACCCAGTGGCCCGTGCGATCCATTTTCAGGATCACCATGCCACCCGCAGGCGCGACCTGTTGGGCCGCGACCCGCAGGGCCGAGGAAAGAGACTGCACGCTGGGCAGGCCAGCAGACTTGAACGCTACTAGATTGGACATTTCTGTCACTCCTTTACTGGACACGATTAAGAGCAGCACGAAGCTGCTCGCCTAGCACCAACACCGCAGGCCGGGGGTCCGACTCAGCAGCGAGGGTGTTGCCGGACGACACTGCGACGACGAGATCGTCGGGCAGTGGCAGTCCACGCTTCTTCAGCACTTTCTCGGCCTGGGCGGGCGAGAGCAGCACTGTCTTTGTCTCTACGAAATCTTCGCCCAGCACCTGAGCAGCTTTGGCCTCATCGGCCCACTGCCGCACAGCGCGCTTGGCTACTAGTTTGTACCCCGGGACCGGGATGTTTTTCTCAAGCCGCGCCTGCGCCAGCGCACGGGCGTCGCTGATAAAGGACTCCAGCGCATCGGCGCGGGCCAGCACTTGGCCCAGCATGGGGCCATCGATGTCCTTCAGCGCCGTATGCACCACGCGGTCGATGCTGCCGTTCATCTGCGGGCAGATGGGCTTGGCGGTGCACCAGCGGCACCAATCGCCGATGGCCAGCGGCGGGTCACGCTCCGCGGCCACGCGGACTGCGTTGACCAACTGCCGCTCAAACTGATCGACCCGCGCCCACGTCGTCACCCAGCGCCGGACGTGCGGCGGCTGGACGATGACGATCTCCACCTCGCGGGTGCCCTCGATGGCCCAGGCCAACGTGCTGGTCTTCTTCGCCGCAGCGGCGTAAAACAGCCCTTGGTAGGACTCCTCGGCCTCGACCATGACGCCGTCGCCGAACTTCCAATCGCCGATCAAGCAGCGGTCGTTCAGCCGGCCCACCAGGTCGGCGTTGCCGAACACGCCCTCCAAGCCCTTGACGCCCTCAAACTCGACCTGCACCTCCTGCACGAAGGTCATGTCCTGCCCGGGGTCGATCTGGTCAAGCGCGTCGAGGCAGAACTGCAACTTGTCGACCTGCTCGGGCGTCAGACCGTGCTTGGCGATCACGTCGCCCATCTCGCCGTCTGCCAGCAGGTCCTCCATGCAGGCGTGCAGCATGGTGCCCTCGGCGGCGTACCTGCTCTCGACTTGGGGCGGCATGCGCTGGACCAGCGCCACGCTGCCGGGGCAGTTGATGACGCGCTTGGCGGTGGACCCGCCGACTACTTTACTGTGCTGCACACTGAACTCCAATGAATTGAACGAGCCCGCAGTCTAGGGTGTTGCTAAAAATTTGTCAACACGCTACCATGACAAAAAATTTGGAGAAGCAGTGATCCCTCATCTGTTCCTGCGGCGGTGTTTCGATTGCAACCGCAACCTGAGAGATCACGCGGGCAGCAGCCTGCACAGGCGCATCTGGCGCTGCGCGGCCTGCACAGCGAAAAGGAAAAGCAATGCTTGAGAAGGACATCGAGAAGCGGCTTGTCGCGGGGGTCACGGCCCTTGGCGGCAAAGCGTGGAAGTTCGTATCGCCTGCGCACCGCGGCGTGAGCGACCGGTTGGTCGTGCTGCCTGGTGGCCGCGTGTGGTTCGTCGAGTTGAAGACGGAAACCGGGCATCTTACGCCGTTGCAGGAGGTGTTCCGGCGTGAGGTGCAGGCGCTTGGCTGCAATTACGTCTGCCTGTACGGCGCGGCGGACGTGGACAACTGGCTGCTGTATGTGGAGGCCGCATGACCACCCTACGCGAAGCCGCCCAGCAGGCGCTGGAGGCTGTTGAGCAAACGCGCCGCCTTATGCCCGACTCGTATTACTACGAGCGGCTGCACAAAGCTGCCGCCGCCCTCCGCGCCGCGCTGGCAGAGCCGGTTGAGTACGCCGTCGAGCCCAACGGCAAGCGCAGTCCTTTGCTCACTCACATGATGAACAAGCGAACTAAAGAAGACCTCCGCGCAAGGGGTAACACATGACCCGCATCCATTACTGGTGCCCGGTACATCGGGCTTACGTTACGGCAATCGTGCCTACGCAGGTTGCTTTCACTTTGATGGGGTGGGTATGACCGACCGCGAGCTTCTGGAAAACGCCGCGAAGGCGGCGGGGATCGAGTTCTCTGAAACGGGCGGTGGCTCACGCTACGCCCCAAAGCCGGGGTTTATTCAACCTTATGTCCCGTGGAACCCCCTCACCGACGATGGCGATGCGCTGCGGCTGGCGGTGACCTGCGGTCTTGTTGTGGATTGCAGTCGCCCGTCTGCCGGTGAGCCGTATAAGCAACACACAATCTGGCTAGACGAAACCATGAGCAATGCAGAGCTTACACGCCGTGCCATCGTCAGGGCTGCTGCCGAGATTGGGAGGAACATGAAATGACCACTCTACGAACCGCCGCCCAGCAGGCGCTGGAGGTGTTGGAACTCGCCTATGGCTACAGCATGAAGAGAGAGGAAGCCATTGAAGCCCTCAAGGCCGCGCTGGCAGAGCCGGTGCAGGAGCCACAACTCAAGCGCATTCACCCGCTCGATATGCCGCTGGAGGTTTTTGTTGAGGACTTGAGCACCCGCCCTCGCAACATCATCAATGCCGAGATAGGGTACTTCACCCATTTTGGCGACGAGTACATCAAGCCGCCGCTTACCGTGCGGCATTTGCTGATGTTCAGCCGCAAAGAACTGCGCAAGTGGCCCAACCTCGGCAAGCGTTCGTTAAACGAGATTGAGGAAATGCTGCGGAGCCGTGGGTTGCAACTCTGGGATGAGCATGACGAGCGGTCCCTGCGACTGCTGCGTGAGCATCCGACCTACTTCCGCGCCGCGCTGTCAGAGCCGGTGCAGGAGCCGGTGGCGTGGATGGTTTACACGCTCGACGGCAAGTCTGTTTGCGTGACAGATAACCCTGCCGACTTCACGCCGGAGCATAGAGCGCTGCCTCTTT